GTCATGGACGAAACCTACATCGAGAACATCCCGGAGAGGTTCCTGGTCCGCAAAGACCCCGAAATCAACCGGAAGGCAATCAAGGACGCTATTAATGCCGGAGAGGATCTTGAGGGGCTTGCGCATTTGGAGCAGACGGAATCGCTCCGGATTAAGTAAGGAGGTGATGACTTATTTCTAAGGTAATCGGCTTAATGGGCGAGAGCGGTTCCGGCAAAACGACCGCAATGCGCAACCTTCCGCCCAATGAGACCATGTACGCTGACTGCGACAAGAAGGGCCTGAACTGGAAGGGATGGAGAAAACAGTACAGCACAGCAAATAAGAACTATGTATGCTCGGATAGCTTCTCCGTGATCCAGAGTCTCATGGACAAGGTGGACAAAGGGGAGAACTTCAAGCACATCAAATATCTCGTGATCGACACGCTCAACGGCCTCATGGTAGCGGAAGAGATGCGGATCCTCGCCATGCAGAGCGGAGACAAGCGGAGCGCATGGACAGACCTGGCTCAGAATGGTTGGGCGCTGATTAACAAGGCGCTGACTCTCAGAGATGATTTGACGGTCATTATTTTGTGCCACTCGGAGACCATTTCCGATGATAACGGCATTATCCGCACACGCATCAAGACCAACGGGCGGAAGCTTGAGAAACTCGTTCTGGAATCCAAGATGACAACGGTCATTTGGGCAGTGCGTCAGGACGGTAAATACAAGTTCATTCTGAGTGCGGACGGAAGTACGTGCAAGGTGCCCTTGGGGGCCTTCCAGACAGATGAGTGCGACAACGACATTATGATCGTGATTAAGGCACTGGAGGATTATTAATGGGATACGAAGAAATGCTCAACTACATGAAAACCAAATTTAAGGAAGTCATCGACGAGTGCATCGTGAAATCCGGGCACGACATCGGGCTTGTAGATATGACGGCAACAGAGGCGCTCGAATCAGCAATGGGCGACCTCATGGATGAATATTACAAATAAGGAGGACTAAACATGTCATTACCCACCTACAACAAATCCAAACGCAAATCAAACACTTTCGAGCAGCTTCCCAAAGGCGCTTACGTGATCAAAATCATGGGTGCCAAAGAGGACACATGGCCGAGCGGTGACAAGGTTGTCCGCATTGCCTTCGACATCGCAGAGGGTAAGTACATGGGTTTCTATCAGGCGCAGTTCGACCGCAACACCAACGAAGATAGGCAGTGGCCTTATGATGCGGTCTTTAACCTCAACGTTCCGAATGACAACTCTCAGCCCTATGTGTGGGATAACTGGAACACCTTCTTTGCAGACCTCGAAGATTCCAATAGCGGGTTCATCTTCGACGGCGACCTCAAGAAGCTCAAGGGCAAAGTCATCGGCGGGAAGTTCCACATTGAGCAGACCACCAAGAATGGCAACGTCTACGACCACACCAAAATGAAATGGTCATGCGTGGCTGACGATGTCCGCAACGGCAAAGCGGGAAGGCTCCCCAATGACAAGTTGATCGGGGCAGGACGCACGGCTTCCAAGACTTCCAGCACATCCGAAATGGACGGTTTTCTCTCTATTCCGGAAGGCTGTGAAGAAGAACTTCCCTTTTAAGCCATGGATCACTTCGAGGTGACAGAGGTGCTCAACACGTTCCAGATCCTCGTAGACAACCGTGAGCAGGCTACTCCGAAGGCAGTCGAAAGATATAAGTCCTTCGGAGTTCCATATAAGCGGGCAACGCTGAACTATGGCGACTACTGCGGGATAATCACTCTTAACGATTCCGAGATATACGACACGGCACATTCCGTCAAAGCATCATGTGTAATCGAGCGGAAAATGTCACTGGATGAGCTCGCAATGTGTTTTACTCGCGGGCGCGATCGCTTCCGGAGAGAGATGGAGAGAGCTGCTTCCAACGGCTCCACAGTCTACCTTCTGGTAGAGAACGCAACATACGAAGGAATCATTAAGCACCGATACCGTAGCAGATTTAGTCCGTCAGCGTTCCTGGCATCGCTCACAGCGTGGACTGCTCGGTACAATCTCAGGCCGATATTCTGCAAGGCCGAGACCAGTGGGAAGCTGATCAAAGAGATCTTATACCGGGACATGAAAGAGAGGTTGGATCGTGGGGAGTTCGGATAAGGGATACATAAAATTGTATAGGGGCATCCGAGACCACTGGATCTGGAATGATCCCGACTACTTGAAAGCGTGGCTCGATTTGCTGATGATGGTCAATCACGAAGACCGGCAAATCCTGTTTGACAAGAAACTTGTCACCGTTAAGCGTGGCTCGCGGATAACCAGCATAAGAAGCCTGTCTGCGAGGTGGGGATGGAGCCGCGGACGCGTATCTAGGTTCTTAGATATGCTTGAACGCGACAAAATGATAGCCACTAAACGGGACACCAAAAAAACCATAATAAACGTGATAAACTACAGCTTTTATCAGTCTGAAAAGCCTAAGCGCGGGCCACGTGTGAGGCCACAGACAGAGCCACAGACAGAGCCACAGACAGAGCCACAGACAGAGCACAAACAATACATTAAAGAATACATTAAAGAAGACATTAAAGAAGAAGGGGCTACGCCTACTTTTTCGGAAAATGATGACACGGACGAAGAGGAAGGATGGGGCTACGATTGAGCATATACGAATTTGATCCCGACGACGCCAGACGCTTCGGACAGGAACAGCACATTAAGTATCAGCAGAGGGGCGATGAGTTGCAGTTTAAGTATTGCCCCTACTGCAAGAACAGGACGGATGACAAAAACACATTTGCTATTAATCTCCGTACTGGACAGTTTAAGTGCCTGAGAGCCTCATGCGGGGCAAAGGGCAACATGATCACGCTGGCAAGGGACTTTAACTTTTCTCTGGGCAATGACTTCGACGAGTACTTCAATCGTCGGAAAAGATACAGAGATTTGAGCCGGTACCCGCGCCCGATCGTGAGACCGCCCGCAATCACCTACATGGAGAGCAGAGGCATCTCGGCAGCAGTTACGGAGAGATACGGAATAACCACACAAAAGGAACATGACAACATCCTTGTGTTTCCGTTCTTTGATGAGTTTGGGAAAATGCAGTTCATCAAGTACCGGAAGACGGACTTCGACAAGGACAAGGACCGCAACAAGGAATGGAGCGAGAAAGACTGCAAGCCGATTCTGTTCGGAATGGACCACTGCAGTGCTGATCAGAGCGAGATACTGGTCCTCACAGAAGGACAGATAGATTCGCTCAGTGTGGCAGAGGCATTTGGCGGAAACATCAATGCAGTCAGCGTCCCGACTGGCGCTAAGGGCTTCACATGGGTGCCGTATTGCTGGGACTTCATGAGCCAGTACAAGACGCTGATAGTATTCGGAGACCATGAGAACGGCCATATCACCCTACTGGAAGAGATGCAAAAGCGCTTTAACGGCGTGATAAAGCACGTTCGACCGGAAGACTACCAAGACTGCAAGGACGCCAACGAACTGCTCATACGGCACGGAAAACAGGCCGTAATCGATGCGGTAAACAATGCCGTCATAGTCAAAAACAAGAGGATTAAGAAATTGAGCGAAGTCCAGTCAAAGAACATGGCGCAGGTACCAGGAATCAATACCGGTATCGCGCAACTCGACAAGATGCTCGGCGGGTTCTACTTCGGACAGTTAATAATCCTTACTGGTGAAAGAGGTCTCGGCAAATCCACATTAGGCTCCCAGTTTATCGTGAACGCTATTGATCAGGGCGTGAACACGTTCTGTTATTCGGGTGAATTGCTTGACTGGATGTTTCAGAGTTGGTTGGACAGGCAGTGTGCCGGGCGCGAATACATCAACGTAACCACCGGCCCGCGTGGAGAGGATGTCTATCTGATAGACGGCGCAGCACTCGAGATGATTCATGACTGGTATGATGAACTCTGCTACATCTATGACAACTCAGTCATCGATTCGGACGAAGACGAAAACGAAACTATTCTGGAAACGATTGAAACGGCGGTCAAGCAGTACGGTTGTCGGATGCTGATGATTGATAATCTGATGACTGCAATCGAAGATGATTTAAGCTCAGACCTGTACAGACAGCAGTCGGCGTTCGTGCGGTCACTTGCGGAAATGGCGAAGCGGTACGACGTGATTATCATCCTGATTGTCCACCCGCGAAAACGGACAGGACTCAAGTTTGATAATGATGAAGTCGCGGGCAGTTCTAATATCACGAATTTGGCGGACGTGGTCATGAATTACGCGAAGCCGAAAGAAGATGACGAGATTCGTCCGGACAGAATCCTGCAAGTGACGAAGAACAGATTGAACGGAATGACAGATTACAGTGGTATTCCGCTATGGTACGACATCCCCAGTAAACGGATATTGGAAGCCAGAGGCATGAACCGCGAGAGATTTGGTTGGAATATTGAGGATGGTTTCCTGCAAGTGCCCGAAATGGGAGAGGAAGTAGAAATTGAGTTTTGATAAAAGATACACAGTAATCTCCGTCCCGACCCCGCGCGGACCGGAGTATCGAATCTATGACCGCATAAATGAGTGCAGCATCGAAGGCGGATTCGACACCCAAAAGTGGGCGGAAGCAGTGGCGGAGATGATGGAGGAGAAATGGAAAAAAGAACGTACTCCGAGTTCATCAAAAGCAAAGAGATAGAAGCGATAAACGCAGGCATTGAATTTGATGAATCGGAACTGAATAAAAACCTCATGCCATTCCAACGGGATATAGTCGCATGGGCTCTCCGAAAAGGCAGAGCGGCGATATTCTCCGATTGTGGAACAGGCAAGACAATCATGCAGATTTCATTTGCCGATTTGATTTGCAGGCACACGGGCGGGCGAGCGTTGATTTTGTGTCCGCTGTCTGTCGCAGAGCAGACCAAAAAAGAAAGTATGAAATTTGGCATTGACGCAAGAATATGCAGACAGCAGGCGGATGTTGGCGACG